ATCCACCACCCTTCAGAAACTGTTTCTGTGTAACCCATATATATTGGTATATCTACAAAAATTGGAGCAACGATTGGCACTACAATAATGCTAAATACACACATCAAAGCTATCCAACGTCTAGTATGTTTAGTGTGAGGGTCAGATACATTACGGGCTTTGTCAGTCTGTTTAGCTGCAAACTCTGCTCTTTGCATTAACATCTTTTCTCTTTCAGCTTCTGCTTGTCCTTTCTGTGCCATGATAGACATAACACCACCTAAAACAGTAGACGCTAACATTGACAGTAATTCCATTGGTATCATCTTATACCTCCTACTGGATTTAATATATTTTCATCAGGTCTCTCAAAAGCTCCTGTAGCTTGACCAGCAGTCTCTATACCTGCTTGTTGCATAGTAATCATTAATCTTCTATATGCTTCAGGATTAACTCTTGATAAAACTTTTTCTTTATATGCGTTAAATTTAGAAGCACTTTTAGTTCCTTCGTTTAACTCACTCATAATTCTTGTTCCTGCTGCATCACCTGCTGGTGTGCCACTCCTTTTTATTGCAGTATTTATAAGTTCTTTTGAATAAGGTTTTGCTAAAAAATTTGTTACACTTCGCATAATGCCTAAAGAAACTGCTGTTCCCATTACGCCACCCATTGAATAACCTAATATACCTATAGAACCGATACCTATGCTTCCTGATAAAACTGCGTTTCTAACAACAAAATTACTCATGTTAGGCTCTTTTATCATGTACTGCTCCATAACTTTAGCTATTTTTGGCAACTCGTTAATCATAGCTGTGGCTTGTTTTTCTCCATAAGCAACTGTTAATCTTGCTTTCATTGCACTACTACCAGTGCCATCTATTCCCATAGCTTTTCTAAAATCAGGAACTGTAGAAGCAAAGTCTCCTGTCCTATTAGTTTTGGAAAATACAGTTTTGTAAAAAATATCGTCCATTTCTTGTGAAACTAAAGCTTTGTATGAGCTTAATCCGTTTGTCGAACCTTCGTCTAATATTTTTTTTAAATATCGTTGAGAAGCTACATCTGGTGCATCAAAATATTTTTTAACAACTGTGCCTAATGTTACAGAATTAGGTATTTTTTGAGCTAAATTTACCCCTGAAATAGAATATTCAGGTGCTTCTTTAGCAATAATATTATACATATTTTGCGAACCCATTGTTTGTAATGCTGGTATATTTGCTTCGATATCTGAAGCTAATTGTCTTTGTATAGCTTTTGCACTTTCTAATTGATTAAATGCAGCAAGACCATCGTCTCCTGCACCTTTTAAGGTTTGTTCTATTCCTGCTTTAATACTACCTAATCTAGCTATTGCTCCTGCATCTCCGGGTTCTGCTCTAGCCCCTACTCCTCTAGTATTCTTTTTTAATAAACCTAAAGAATCTCTTACGTTAGCATATAATTGATTTAAATTTGCACCTGACATTGTTCCGTCTGCCTTAAAATTAACATCTCTTAATATATATTCTTTCCCACTTTTTCTCATATATCTGTTTTGCATATCTTTTATAGCACTAGCAGATTCATTAAATTGTTTATTTCTAGCAAAAATACCAAACGAAGTTTGTGCTTCTCCTTTTACACCAATCATTTTTTGTAAAGTATCTCCGTTTGCAATAACATCTGAGGGTTGTCCATTAATAGTTCCTCTTAGATTTCCTTGTGTTATAGGAACAGAAGTTTTTAAACCAACAACATTTTTGTCAAATAATTTATAAGCTTCTTTTTTATCTGCAACTATTTTATTTATGTTTTTTTCTACAGTTTGTATAAAAGCAGCTCCAAGCTGCGTGTTGTTTAGTTCATCGGGTATATTTTTAGGGTCTCTAATGATTTTATTACCTTTTACTACAAATGCACCCGGACTCAAAAGAGGTTCTTTTGTCAAACCAGCATCTCTTTTTACTCCGTCTACAAGTCTTTTAACTAATTCGTTTACTTGTTTTGTATAAAGTTTTTGAACAGGACTCCCTAAAATAGGCATAACTCCTGCTGCTTGAAAATAACTTCTTATTAATTCAGGAGACATTGCTGCCATATATGGTGTAAGACCTTGTTCTTGCATTTCTTTCATTGTTTTGTCTACAAGTCCGTCTAATTCTTTAGTTTTGTCTGTAAACATTCTTTGTAAAAAACCTACTTTTTTAGGAATACCATCTGATATTTTTGTTAATTCTTCAGGGCTTTTATTAGCTAAATTTGCTGCACCTCTTTGGCTTATTTTACTAGCACTTCCTATGCCTTTGCCTATTGCGTTAAAAACTCCACCGACAGCAAGAGTACCACCAAAATCAATAGCTCCTGCCATACCTGCGTCAGATATTTTTTTTCCTATTGGTGCTAAAGGCAAGTCAGGGTTAAGTAATTCTGCTAATTCTCTATATCCTGCTGTAGCTGCTGCTCCACCCAAACCAGCACCAACTGATGCAGATGTTAAAGGGTTTTGTCTACCTGCTAGACCTGCTGCACCACCTAATACAGCTCCTATTGTAGCTCCACCAATTCTCATAATTGGTTCTATAGAAGCAGGTAAGTCTGTAGGATAATCATTTTCTGTTAAAAGACCTAATTTTATGCCTTTGTTTCTAACATTAGCATAGTATTTTTTAGCATCTATTCTACCTGCTTGTAATAAAGTAGAACCTGCTCTTTTATAATTATTAAACTCATTTTGTATTATGTCTTGTCTTTTTTTTCTTTCTAATAAATCCATAATTATTGCTCAAAATAGTTGTTTAAGTCATTTAAATCTTGTTCTGTAAATTCTCCACCCAACATTCCGGGTGTATCAAAAAAAGCTTCTTTACCATATCCAGCTTTTTCAAAAGAACCTGTAACAACATTTAATCTGTCAACCATGTAATTTAAATCTCCAAGTTTATTTTCGTATTCAATCCTTTTACTTGCTGTTTCTGCATTATTTTTTAAACCTTCCATTTGTACTATTTGGTCTCTAAAAATGTTTTTTAATTGTGAATATTTAGAATAAGCTAAATCATCTCCCTCTAATGTGCCAACAGGAATAGTTTTTTGTATTTGTTCTAACAAGAATTTTGAAGGTCTACCTGAATATAGACTTGCTCCTATTGATAAAATATCCCTGTTTAAACCCTCTCTAGCTGCTAATGCTCTGTTAGATTCTAAATTTTGTATTCCTACAGCAGAGCCTACTTTTGCAAATCCCATTTGAACGGCATCAAAAGCTCCAAAAGCTTCAGGTATTAAAGCATCGTTTTGTTGTGTTTGCATATCATATTCTCTTTTTGAAGATATAGGAGGAGCAGTAGTGCCTATTTCTGCTCTTGATTCATTTAACGAAGTTAATAATTCCTGTCCTTGTTTGTCTTGTGCGTCAAAACTTTGTGTCAAAGTTTGGTTAGCAGTTTGAAAACCTTGTGCATTTGGCCCTATAGTTGGTGCAGTTCTAGCTGCAAGAGCAAACATATCGTTTATTCCTTTAGCTTGTTTATATTTTTCTAAGTCTGCTTTAGTAACATTACCTGTAATAGCACCCTCTATTAGGGCTAAATTAGGGTTAAAAAACGTAGCTACGTCTTGTGGGTTTATGCTACTAGGCATTTTAGGTTCAGGGCTACCTTGTACTCTTTTATTGTCTTCATCAAAGAATGATGTTAATTGACTTCCTACTGTTTGTATATCATCGAATAAACTCATATTTTTCTCCTATTGAAAAAATCCACCAATATTTCTGTAAAACTCAGGGTCTAAAAATCCCACAGGTCTTGTTCCATAATATTGCTGCATTGGTGTTTGATTGTTAAAAATACCCATATTAAAATTTCCTGTATTGCCCATAAACTGATTTCTTGGTTGGGCGTTAGCTCCTAAATAGTTAACCAATCCCATTAATCTTGCAATATCGTCAGGATTTCCAGATGCAGGTGCATTTTTTGCCATAGTATCTGTTGCTCTTATAGTTCCGTCTGCCATTTGTGTTCGGGTATCTAGTGGTCTTATTGTTTCTGTTGCAGTAAAAGTCTCTCCTGTATTAGTTGGAACTGTAACATTCATAGAATTATTAAGTAATTGTGATTCAGTAAACTTTCTTCCATCTTTGTTTGGAACATATCTTCTACTTACACTATCATATATATTTTCTTGATAAACAGGTTCAGTTCCTAAATCGAGAGTTCTTCCAAAAAGACCTCTATCATCTCCCTCTATTCTTGTAAATCTATCTCCAAAACGATTTTGTGGTGGTTCTTTCGAAGTAAGACTAGCAATATCTGCAATATTTCTTTGTGCAGCTTTTAAATCTTGATTTTGTTTATTTATTTGTGCTGTTGTAAGTTTATTTTCGTCAACAAGATTATTTATAGCTAATTGCACACCTTGAGGTGTGTCTTGAATATCTGTTCCTCTTGTTCCTGCATAACCAAACTGTCTTTTATATAATTCATATTCTTCTTTGTTTTCAGGATTATTTCTTGGGTCGTTTTCATTACCAGTTAATGAAGATAATTGCTCATCAAATAAAAATGAACCAGTATTATAACTATCTTTTGAGTTTAAATAAGCGTTAAATTCATCTTTAAATTTATTATAACTTTGTTTTGTTATAGGCGAATTAACCATTGGCTCTTGATTTAAACCTGTTTCTTCTTCATCTCCAAACAAAGAATAAGCTGTTCCTGCTGCACCTAATGTTAAGGCAGTAGGACTTGTAAGAAAATCTTTAGTAGTTGCTAAAAAACCTCTACCTTCAGGTGGCATAATTCTTCCGCCAGCTCCTGTCGGAGTAACACCTCCTATTGCAGGAAAATTTCCACCTCCAGTTGCTGTAGGACTACCAGTTGCTCTATTTAAGTTTTTAGGTGCATTTTTTATAAGATTAGCTTGGTCTCCAGCTTTGCTCGAAAGTTGTATGTTCATAGTATTTTTATTACTTACAACATCTTTTCCACCTAATTTCTGTGTTATACTGCCTTTTTTATCTACTTTTTTATAAGTATCTAAAATTTTACTTGCTGTATTTTGATTTACTTTTAACTCACGCATAAGCATACGAATACCCTGTTTAGAGCCATATCTGCTTATTAAACCTCTAACCAATCCATATGCTATTGGTACTAATAGTGGTGCTGCCATAATTTATCTCCTAATCAAATAATCCTAATGCTGAACCTATGCCAACTGCCAAACCTATTGGGGTTGCAAGTCCAGCAACTGTGCTACCAAAAACAGGAGCGCCAGCAATAGTAGCACCAGCTAATTGCGATGCTCCAAAACCTGATGCTAAGCCACCTATTGCTCTTTGACCAAATGATGGGTCTGCTGCGTTCATAGTTCCTGTTGTTGTATTAAATGGTGTATTTTGCCCAACAATAGCATTGTATTGATTTATTGCGTCAATAGGTTGTTGTTGTTGTGCCATATATCTAGCCATATTTTCATCTATTTGTTGTTGTTGTCTTCCTTCTTGTGCAAGACCTAAACTAGCTAATGTTGCTGCTGGTGTAGTAAGAGTCTGTAGAGTTTGTGGTGAATACGCTAATGCTCTTTGTTGATTTAATGCTGCGTCTTTATATGCGTCAGAATACATCTTAGAGGAAATGTCTCCTGCTTTTGTTAAGTAATCACTAATTACACCTTGTTCTAAAATAGCCTGTCTGCTTCCGTCAAGTTGACCTGCTCCTGTAGCACCACGTCTAGCTTGTTGTAATAACCCTTGTGTTTGTCCATAAATTGGACGTAAAGCTGCTTCTGTAGCTCCTGCTAAATAAGGATTTGTAGCTAAGTTTTGTGGCCCTGCTAAAGCAAAATTTTGTGCATTTGCTATATTGTTGACCATTGTTTGTTGGTCTCCAGCAGATAAACGTCTTAATGCTGCTTCTGCATTAATAGTATCATCTGAAACAGGTGCAAATGTTCTGTCAGGAAAAGGCGTTATACCTCCCTGATTATATAAATTTTGTGATTGACTATATAAATCACTTAAATAAGGTGCTTGTAAGTCAGAAGGTTCTATCTTCTGTACTTGTGTTCCACCACCACCACCACTTGATTTACCCATAATATTACCTCTAATGTATTGTTGTGAGTTCTTTGCCTAGAACAACATAGGTGTTTGAATACCCAAATTTTTCTAGTTTTTTAATAAATCCTTTTCTGCAATAGGTTTCTATAGAATCGCAATCGTTTTCTTCTGCCCATTTTTCTAAAATATCTAGCCATTCTTCTACCCATTCATTTAGGTCTTGACCACCTAAACTAACAATTCTGCATACTTTTTTCTGTGGATATTGTACGATTTCAGTTGTTAAGGCACATACTATTTCTTTTTCATCGTTGTATAATATCCATAACTGCATTTCTTGATTAATTAATTTGTCATAATAATCCATTACAGATAGCTCATACTGGCTATGACTATTACCCATTTCTATAAATTTTGCACATCTATCCCAAACAGCGTCTATTTTGTCAGATGTAATTCCTGCTATAAATATCATAGTTTTACCCAACTCCCTGCTGCGTTTCTAAAATAAATTCCTTCTCCACTTCCGGGATTAAAATTAGACCCATCTGCGTATACTATATCTCCTTGTTTTATCCTGCTAGGAGCTACATTTTTAACTTCTATAAATGTTGCAGGATTTTCTTCTAATGCTCCTTGTAATTTTATAAATTCTTCAAATATATATTTAGGCAAATCTTCAGGATTATCAGGTACTGGATTTGGTGTATATTTAGGTGCTTGTGCCATTATCTATTTCCTAATACTTCATATTCTATATCATATCCATTTAATTCAAAAGTTGTAGAAGTTGTATTTTGAAATTTTATTGCAATGTATTTGCCTGTTGCTCTTGCGTCTACTTTGTTTTGAGTATTAGGATTTATAGATTGTTGTGTTTTATAAGTATATGTGCCATTAGGACTCATTGAACTACCTATAAATATTTCAGCAGAGCCTGTACCAGCAAATTTAGGAGTAATTTTTCTTACTTGTTTTACTGTATTAGTGTTGCCATCAAGAGTTAATCCTTTTCTTTCTAACAACATAGTAAAGTTGTTACCTGCGAAATCAAACCCATTATCTCCTCTATAAAATTTTGTATCTGCTGTACCTGCCATTAAAATACTTACTTCTGTAGGATTATAAATTCTTTGTCCCCAGTTTTCTGTAGTATTGTAAGATACCCAAGTTGCACTTTGTCCTGACCACACAGGCACACCTGATGAACCCGGATTTACTGTTCCTGTTGCAATATGCAAAATATCGGGCAAATCTCTAAAACTAAATGAATTAATATTATAGTTAAAAATTAATGCTTTATTACAGTTTGTTGAGCCAACAGAAGGATAACATACCCATATTTCGTTTTTTTGTTTATTATGAGCTACAAATGTATTAGCATAATTTGTTCCATCTAAGTCTGCAAAAAGCGTTCTTTTAACAACATTAGAAGCAACAGATTGTTTAGATACTCCATTATGTACTATTAAATCTCCGTTTGTTACTACAAAATGTTTTCCGTTGTATTCACAAGCACAATTACGAGAAAGAATACCTGTGTCGTTAAACAACTTTTGAAAACTAAATACTAAGTTTCCACCTATATAATTCATCAACCATGTAGATTGTTCTTTGTATATTATAAATGATTTGTTTAAAGGAAACCCGTCTACAATAAAATCTCCTTCATCTCCTATTGTGTTAGTACCAGCATCGTTTGTTGCTCCTGCCACCCATGTGCTAGGTATTGTAGTAGAAGCATCTGACCATCTTACTTTATTTGGCAAATTAGTTCCTGATTCAGTCATATTTAATGCTATTAAATAATTTCCATAGGGTCTAATAGACTTGCAAGTAGTGTTTGATGGCCAATTAGTTAAATCTATAAATTTAGTACTGCTTGTGTCATATATCTGTGGGTCATCTACTCCGTTACACAACAATGGTAATCCGTTAAAAATAGAACCTACCCAGTTTCCTACTGTTGTTAAATTAGTAGAATAATCTCCCCCTGATGCTCTCGTAACGTCTGTGTTAGTGCTTCCGTCTGTTCTATATATTTTTGCTGTTCCTGCGTAAAACCAATAATTGTTTGTTCCAGTAAGATTAATTAAAAAATATGGTGCAACAGTTGGTGCAGTAAATACGCTATCATGTCCTAATATTTTTTTTGCAGCACCATCTTCAAATCTAGTATTTTCTGTATGTGAAAAAAATTCAGGAGGTAATGCTGTGGGGTTTATGTCCTTTACCATTCCTTTAGAACCTAATACTTGTAATATTGCCATTATGCAGTTCTTCTCCACATATATACGACTACGTATGGTTGTACGTTATTGTGCGAACCACCACCACCTGTAGCGTTTGTTGTCATTGTTAACGATGGGTCTGTATTATCAGATGCTGATGGAATGTTTTGATTTTCGTCTTCTCCGTTACCTCTTAATGTAGAAGTATGTGTATGGGACGGCATTTCAGCAATAGTTAATGTATGTGTTTTAGAACCACCAGTTTCTTGTGCTGTGTCAAAATCGCTGTCTGTTGCATCTAAACCAACCATTACACGACCTGCTCCAAATGCTGCCCATGTACCAAAACCTAATAATGTTGCAGGATTTGTAGCAACAGCAGCATTAATGTAAATAGAACCAACAGGATATATACTTGCTATTGTAGCTATCGCACTACCACCTATTGTTCCTGACCCTGCTGACAACGCACCAGTAATAGTTAAATTTCTCATTCCTGTTGAATCTTTACTTGCGTCAACTGTTACTGCTTTTGATGCTTCTACTGTGCCAATAGAAGCTACATCTACATAATTTAATTCTGTTGTGTTTGCTGTAACTCCATCTAGTAAATTTAATTCTGTATGAGTTGAAGTAACTGCTCCTGAAACCGAAGGAAATGTTGCTTTAACTGTTGATTTTACCAATCTTATGTGGTCATCACCCTCATTAACTGGGTCTCCAGCTACTGGGTTTGAGCTATTTAAGTCTGATATATATGTTCCTGTTTCTAATCCCATTTAATTTTCTCCTATTTAGATAGTGCTACTGTTCCGTTAGTTCCTACGATTGATGATTCTGCTACTGCATAAAATAAATATTTTACATCTTCAGAGTTATATCGTGCATCATTTGCTTGGAATCTAAACCCTGTTGCAAAGAAATCACAAGTACCATTAGCAGAACTTTCTGCCAAGTCATCATTATAAGATAATCTTTGTTGTCTAGGATTGCCACCTGTTCCAGCAGAGCCATCTTTTTCTATAGTGCTACGAGCTACATCTTGGTTATGCCAAGTTTCGTTTCCATCTTGTCTTTTAACTAAAATATATCTTGGTCTAAATCCACAGTAAACTACATTACCTCTTGTTGCTTGACCATTTCCAATATAGATACCCATTTTGCTAAACCCTTGAACTTCTGACCAACAGTATGCAACATAGTTTTCTGAACTTGCATTGACTCTATGGTCTGTGCCTATAGAAAATACACTTGTTGTAGGTGCTGTATCATTCCAATAAGTAGCATCTTGTGTGCCTGATAGTGCATTTAATTCAAAGTAATCTGTTTCAGGGTCAGCTACTATATTGGTATCTCCAAAATATACAGTCCAATTATCTCCAGCAGACCTATTTTTAACCCATATCATTTTAGGTTTAACACCTAACCCATGTCCAATTGTTGCAGCACTTCCTGTACCTGTGTAAGTTACAATAGAAAATCCAGCTGTAGTGTTTGCTTGTACTGTGCTAGTAATACTGCCTGAACTATTTGAACTTGTTGTACCACCATTTGCTTTCCATAAATGAGTAGTAAAATATTCCCCTGATTTGTTTCCTATTGGGTCAGTAGACATTGTTGCAATAGTAAATCCATTTGTATCAAAAGAAGTTAAACTAGCATCAACAACTGATGCACCAGCATTATTATTTTCTGATTGAGCTGCTGATGTTTTAAGCCATCTTTTAATGCCACGACTAGAATCGTATAATCCCCAAGCATAAGCATCTGTTCTGCTTTTAGTTATAACCATATCAGGTTTAAATCCTATGCCTGTTATTGATTGAGCTGACCCACTGCCTGTGTAAACTTCTGTTGTAAAATGTAAACTTGGTTTTGCTACTGTTGTATATGCCATATTATATTCTCCTATCCATAATCTTTAATATTTCTTGTGCAGATTGCATAGAATCCAGCTGGTACATCATATTCAAACGTACCTTGCCCAGCATCATCTGCATTGCCACTTGCTACTGCTGTTGTTCCAAACCTACCCTCGCCAAAATTACAGAACATATATTTATGACTTCCATCATCTGCTGCACTAGTTACACTTGTAACATTAACACCCCAGTAATCTCCATCTACTACAAAACTAATACCAGCATTAGCTCCTGTATTTGGTACTCCAGCGTTTGATGTTGCTGGAGCATTAAACCATGTGCCATTTTTACCGAGCCACCATTTACCATTATCTAAATCTAATGCCACCATAATAATATCGTTTGCACTCGCTTGTGAACCATAGTTTACTGTACCACTATCTCCATCTGATATTATGTTTGGTGTGCTTGTCATTGGTTGATAAGTCATTCCTTGATTGCCTAGATAAGCACCTGTTTCTTTGCCAACGATTGCACTTGCACCTGTGTTTTTCCATCTAATACTTGCAGCACTATTTGCTTTATAAACTCCAATCGTTGCTCCATCTGCTGTAGTTCTATCGGTTTCTACTTTAACTTCCCAATACCATTTGCCTTTCTTCATACATAAAGTACCATTTGCACCAAGAGTGCTACCAGCATTTCTACCATATAAAGAAGTACCAGCGTGTTGCACATCTGTAGCTGTATTAGTTTGGTTAGAATCTAATGTGCAAAATAAATTGCTAGGTGTTGATATAGATTGTTTTAAACTTCCGTTAACTGTATATGTATTAGTGTTGCCACTACTATCTGTACCTAATGCTCCACTATTTTCAAATTTTAAAAAGAAACCATTAGTTCCATAAGTTACAGAGGGTGTTAGCTTTGGTTTCCATTCTCCAGTTGTGCTATCTGTTTCTCCAAAGTCTGACGCAGCATAAGCAGTACCATCTATAAAATGAAAGTGAGCCATTTGTCCATCAAAATATTTAACTCCACCATCATTTCCTTTACCTATAGTATGCTCTACATTGCTATTAAAATAACCATCATGGTTTTGTGATGGGTAAGTAGCAGTAGCAAAAGAAGTTATTAGAGTTCCATTAACATAAATTTTAATTCGGTTTGTATCTGTTGCTTGAGTAGTATCTTGTGCTACAACAATATGATGCCAACTTGTTAAATCTGAAAACTTTCTATTAGTAATCATTAAAAAATCATAACTACTACCATTCCATGACCTATAATGTAAAGTATTATCTGAATCGAATATAAAATATCCATTACCAGCGTTAGCAGTATATATCATACCATGACTTAACTGATTTCTTTTTACCCATACACTAAAAGTCATGGTTCTTCTGTTACTTGCACTTGGTGTTTTACTTAAATATGAATCTGCCATTAGTTAAATTGTCCTGAGTTAGCCATGCCAACACTTATTGTTATACTGAAAGCCCTGTCTGCTGTTTGTGCTTCTGCATCTGTTGCTCGTAAAGTAAAGTTATAAGTTGTTTCACTTGTTGGACTAGGAGCTGTGCCTGTAATAGCACCAGTCGATGAGTTAAGCGTTAAATTCATGGTACTTGCAGGTGTGTCAGTATTGCTAGTTAGCACACTTGTCGTTTCACTAAAGGCTACTGTTGAGTCTGATGAAGCATCTACATCTAAAGATACTGAATCTCCTGCTGCTACACTCCCAAGACTTCCAGCAGATGTAGACCATGTAGGTGCATCTGATACTGTAAGTAATGCTGATGAACTACGAGCTGCTAAACCATCAGGATTTTCAACTCTAATAAAATATGTGCCATCTGTGCCAATCGTAAAGTTTGCTACAACTGTGGTTACATTGGTAAATGAAACTGAGTTTGGAGTAAAGATTGCTCCTGTAGAACTTATAGCTTCTACATGACAACCATTTACAAAATTTGTTCCTGTCAAAGTTATTGAGGTAGCATCATTGGTAATTGCACTTGGTGATATCCCAGTTACAGTCGGGAAAGTAACTGTTGAAGATGTAGCTGCATAACTTGGCAACCCACTATCTACTGTTAAAACTTGTCCTGTGCTACCAATTCCAAGTTTTGCAAGTGTACCTGAAGCAGAAGCATAAATTATATCTCCTGTAGTATAAGATGTAATGTTTGTACCACCACTAGCAACAGCTAATGTTGCAGATAAACTTGCAGCAGAACCACTTGTATTTTGATTACCTGCTGTATTTACACCTGCTAAATCAATGTTTGCTGTTCCATCAAAAGATACGCCACCAATATTTCGTGCAGTTGCCAAAGCTGTTGCAGTGGCTGCATTTCCTGTGGTAGAGCCTGATGTGCCTGAAGTATTACCTGTTACATTTCCTGTAATATTTCCTGCAAAAGTACCTGATAATACATCTGTAGCAGCATTAAAAGTTAATCCACTAGCTGTCTTTGGCCCTAGATCACCAGTTGCTGCCGTTGTAAATAAAGGAAAACAAGTAGTATCTGTTGATTCATCTGCAACTGTAATTGTAGTAGGCACATAATCAGATGCTGCTTTAGCATTTAATTGTGTTTGTATTGCTGATGTTACGCCATCTAAATAACCTGCTTCTGTAGAAGTTACTACTGACACACTAACATCACCACTGCCATCTGATACTAACAGTCTTGATGCTGTTAAATCTGCCATTTTAGAAAATGCTATTGCTGCACTTGTATTGACATCTGCATTGACTATCACACCTGTTCCGATAGCTGCTGTACCTGTAACATTTCCTGAACCATCAAAAGATGCTGAAGTCCATGTAACATCTCCAGTCATGCCTATTGTGCGACCTGTTGCTAGTGTTGTTGCAGTAGCAGCTAAAGTTGCGGCAGATGCTGTTCCTGTTACATTACCTGTTAAGTTTCCAATAAACCCACCACTACCTGTTATTGTTCCTGAAGAAGTAATGCTTGTTGCAGTTAACTCAGGCATATTTGCTGCTATATTTGCTAAAGTAACTTTTAGGTTAGAACTAGACTGAATAATAGGAAATGTTGCACTACTAGTTGGTGTAGTAGTTGCTGTAAAATCTGAAATCTTTTTAGTTGCCATTTATTGTATTGTCCAAGTTGTTGTAGATACTGCCGGTATATCTTGCCAATTTCCGGGTGCAATATCAGTTTTATCTTCTTGTTGTATTAATTCACTATCTTCCGTAGCTATTAAAAACAAATTATCTTCTGTTTCTATATAACCTTGTGCTGTTTCAGGTACATTTGTCCAAGAAGTAGCAGTTGTGCTTACAGCTACCCATGTAGTCATTAAGCTGCTCCGTAATCTATTCTAGTAGTTGGAGCTGTCCCTGAATGTCTATCTCTTTCGTTTGTGTCTATTAAATCTTTTTTAGCCCTATCATATAAACTTGCCCATGTTTGTAATCTTTTATCGTTTTGTAAATAAGGTTCTGCTTCTACTAATGCTCCGTATAAATAAATGTCGGGGTGATATGTAAGCATATCGTTAGTAGTATTAGAATCAGAAAGAGGGGTAAAATACTTGTAATAAAGCATTTCTATTTCATAAACGCCATCAGGAATTGGTCTTAATTGAAAATTATTGCCAATAATAGAATAAGCTTTAGGTTTTCCTGTTGAGCTTCCTCCTTTAACTCTATCCATTATTTCGGGTGTTAAGTATTCTAAAGAAGTTTTTGGGTCTGTATTTAACTGTATATTACGCATTGATACATAATTATCAGGCAATGAATAATATTCAGTATCAGCTATAGTATTAGCTGTTACTCTAGTTTCCATTCTTCTTATTTTAAAATCTCGTCTGTGCCTTGATTCTGTTAAAGCAATAAAATCAGGAATAACATCAGTTAAATCTTCTCTATCTAGCCAACCTGCTATTGTTGTTTTTAATTCTGCATATGTTGATATTGCCATTATATTACTCTATTTGTTGTTTTTAAATATCTGTAATCAGGACTATTTAATAGTCTTTTTACTGCTTTTATATGATTTTTATTGTTGATATCAACCCCAAATTTATTCTTCCATTCATAAACTACAGTCAATGGTATTCTAGCAGATAAACGAAATTCATCTTTACTGCTATGGTCATTATCCCGTAATCTTTGATTAGAGTCTATTAGGGGTTTGATATCTTCTATATGCTCTATAGCAAACTCGCCTGTAGCATCGTGAAAATGAAAAATTTGATTTGTGTCAAGTTTTCTTTTCATTATTCACTAAGCTCCTGAACATAAACAGTAGGAGTTCCACTACCATGTATAGTTGCCATTTTCATGCCACCATCTATTTTGAATATAATAGATTCGTCTCCTGCCATGTATATAGAGGTAGCAGCTACTGCCGTAGGATTTGCTCCAAACTCAATAAATACAGGGCCAGTAGTTGTTACTCTTACATATTCAATGTTAGCATTAAAAGCAGACGTTTGTGCTGAAGTTCCACTTGTTGTTCTTGTGTGATTTGCTATAACTCTGTAACCACCTAGCCAATTTGCCATTTTTATCTCCTAATCCAAAATGTTATTTCTGCTAGTACAGCGTTTGAAGATGCACCAGTAGTAATCATTTCAATAGTATCACCTTCTTCAACACGATTAAGTGCTGTAGGCTCAGATGAAAAAGTAGTCCCATTTACTGAGCTGGTGTGTGTAAATGAAATACCACCACCAGTTATTGCAACGCCACCTATTTCGAAAGATAGTACGGCAGGTGCTGTAGCAATAGTTCCTCTACCCATAGCTGTAATTTTTATAATTCTTCCTCCATCAGGAACAACTACAAAAGAACTAGCAGCAGCAGATAAATTTGCTATTTCGCCTTTTAAAAAATAATCATTTAATGTTCTCATTAAATTTCTCCAATATTAATAACCCTCGTTCCGAAGCGATACCTTCTTCAAGGTCATTATTAAATGTATCTAGGTGGGGGAGTGAAACAAGGAGTGCAACTACTCCCCCTGACATAATAATTAAATTATGAAGTTGTTAAGTCAGCTATTGTTGAGTTAGCTGCTTCATTTTTTGCAACTAAAGTCCATTCTGTTAAGAGTAGTCTTTTCATTGCATCTCCAGTTTTTGCTAGTTCCATAGTTTGGAAAGGTCTTAAATATGCTGTAGAAAACATTTCTGTATCAGCAATTAAGGCACTTCTTCCACTACCTCTTAGAACTCTATCAGCTACTACTCTAACTTCACCGAAGTCTGAAACATAAACATCAATAGTAGCAACTAAGCTTCTATCTTCTGCCATGTCCATTCTTGTTGAGTTACCAGTAAAACCTGATACTTTTTGTTTGTTAAAAGAACCAACAATAAGCATATCTGGATTTCCACCAGCATCATAACAAGCTTTTAGTTCGCCTTTTAGCAATGATTCAGTTAAAACTCTTTGAGTTCCGTCAGTAACAGAACCTGATGAGTTTGAGCCACCTGAACCATATGCGTTGTTTGTTGTTGTCCAAGATTCAAAACCTCTTGAGGTACGAGCCGAAGCTGCGTTACCTGAACCTGCACCTGCTGCAACTTTACCAGTCATGGCAAGTTCCATATCACGTTTAAGTTCTTTACCTGCTTTTGCTACTTGGTATGCTAACTCAGAGTTAACACCTGCGTGAACAACTGCTTCTTGTGTTCCTGAAACCATAACTGGTTTGTAAGAAATTTGAGTATAATTTAATACTCTTGAAGTAGCTGACATTGCAGCACTTGGTGAATCTTCACCTTCGCCTTGTGCGTTAGCTGCTGCTGCTGCTAACGAGTCTGTTTGCCATTCATGTTTAGTAAACGTAGCTGTGCCAGTTCCGATTGCTGACATGAACGGAGTATCTGTAGGAGTAATATTGTAGATTATATTTGCTAAATCTTCTCTATTACCCGTTACATCATACGTTTCAAATGTGTTTGTTAATTGTCCCATTTTATTACACCTATGGTAAAAGTTAGTATATCAAGAGTTATGAGAAAAAAGATTCAAGAAGCTTTGCAGCGTCTTTGACGTTCCCTGTTCTCTTTGCTCTTGCTCTTAGTGCCTTAACTTTATCACTTGCAACTTCAGACTTAGAAGTACCTGAACCCGGTTTTTGTACTTTTGGAACAACTTTAGTTTTCTTTTTAGAAATTTTAGCTTTTAATAAATTTTCATAAAGCATAGCTTTGTGTAAAACCTCTACACTTCTAGCGTCTATTAAAGTATTTAATTCTTGTTCAGTAAAACCTTTTGTTACTGCATAATTTTTAACAGCTTGTTTTACTTGACTACCTTTCTCAGGGTCTCCCCATTCAGGCAATCTTTGAATTAAATCATCATAATTGACTTTTTTAGCTTCTTCAAATTGTCTTAATTGCTCTTGTTGTTGTTTTTGTACTACTTGTTCTTGTTCTTCTTTTAAAAGTCTCCTATTTTCTTGGAGTTCTCGGTAAGTATCTCGCTTTGCCATATAATCCATAGGGTCATCTTCCTTGAGTTTGTTCCAGTCAGTATTTGCAAACTCTTTTAATTTAGTGTCTGCTTGACTGTTAAATTGCTCTAGTTGTGATAAGTAACGCTGTCTTTCCTGTTGAGTCGCAGCTAATTCATCATCAGCTTTTTTGCGTTGCTCTGCCAATACTTGACTTTTTCGTGTGTAATCAGCTTGTCTACTATAACCATTCTGTAATTCTTCGAGAGTAACCTGCTTATCTTGACCATCTACTTTAATAGTGTATAAATTAGGTGTCTCGTCCTCTACTTCCTGTTCATCGTCAACTAAATCTTCAGGAGACAACTCGTTAGGGTCGCCTTCTTCTGTTTCAACTGATTCGGACTCCATGTCCTGTTCAGAAGTCATTTCCTCGACTTCTTCTTGCATTTCTTCCTCTACAGGTTGTTCCGTTGCCGGAGACTGTAATTGAGCCATCAATGCTTCCTGTGCTGATTTTACATCAGTTACTGGAATTCCTTTATTTTTGCTTTCTAATACAGGTATATCATCTTTAGCCATTATTTAGCTCCTTGTTTATTTTCTTGTTCTAATATAACTCCATTTTCGATGGTATTTATTAAAACTTGTTTAAATTTTAAAGCTGCAATTTGTTGATGATAAAGCGTTTCTCTTGCTTTACTATCTGAAGCTTCTGTAGAAATCCAATTTTGATATCCGTCATTCAATATATTATTGAGTGCATTTGATACTATTGGATTTTCTAAAAGTTCTTTTGCTCTTTGTCCTTCCTGTATTTGCTTGTCTTTATCTACCATTTTCTGCTCCTATTTGGTTGATTCTATCCACTAAATAAGTGGGTATAGTTTTTCTCCCAGCGAGATACCCTCGAATATCATTCGGACTGATTGATGTTTTCAAGTGTAACTCATTTACTGAAATGCGATATTTCAACATAAGTTGTTGTAAATCTGTGTTTGTAAATTTTGATTTATCTTTTATCAAGTTTTCTTTTTTCTTTTTTTTGCAGTTTTTGCTGCTTTTTTAAATTGTGCGTCAGTAGGCGAACCTTTAGAGCCTTTTTTTTTCATTTTTTCGCCTGAACCAGCTTTAATTCTTTTTCTTTTTGCGTGAATATTTGCATATAGTCCTCTTTTAGCCATTATTTTTTACTCTTTTTCTTGTCTTTTTTCTTATTTTTTTTCTTTGGTCTTCCTACTTTACTGCCGTAAGTTCCTTTTCCCATTGGACACATAATGTTTTTCCTATAAAAGTTTAAGTAATTCTGTAAATTTATCTGTCATTAATATAAATATAACTAAAGCTCCCCAAATAACATATTTAAATCTAAAAACCTCAATCTTTACATCTCTCATATCTCTTTCAATATGTTGTAAGTGATTGTTTTTTATATCATTAATGTCTTTTTTAATTAACTCTATTTCTATATTTAATTCGTTTAAGTCCCTCATACACGTCTACCAGTTACTTTTTTACCCAATGTTGTAAATGCTTTTGCAACTGCATCGTTTTGAGATAGCCCTTGACTCCTTAATTTTCTAACCATATTGCTGAATAATCTGTTGTATTCTGCTTTACTGTTTATTCTTTGTTTAAATGTGTTCATTACTGTGGCCCTATACCTACTGGTCTTCCTTGTGCAGCTTCTAAAGCAAGTTCTGCTTTGTTTATCTCCATCTGTTGTTTTTTAAGTTCTAACTCTTGTTGTTTTATTGCTAATTCTACTGTTGCCATATCTTTTTCTAGTTTAAGTTTAGCTGTAGCTAATTGTGTATCTATTTGTAGCTTCTGAACCTCAATTTGTGCTTTTTGAGTAGCTATTTTCTCGTCAATACTCGGTTGAGGAGGAGGTGGTGGTGGCATATTTGCTGGATTAGTTATAAATTGGTCAGGATTAGAATAACCTGACTGTTGTATAAACTCAGAAATAGTATTATAAATGTTTTCTGTAGTTACCATAGTCCCCATTCCACCATTTTCTATTAATTTTTGTAAAATATTCATAATTGCAGAGGTTGTTTGCATTTTAGATTGATGATTTCCACTACCAATGCCTACGTTTACAGTACAATTAAGTTTTTCTTTCCAGCGAGAAACGTCTAAAGGCACAAACTTGTTGTTTAGGTAAACAATTTTTTTTCTATCTTCATATTTTTGTACTAAGTTATAAATACTTCTAAATACATCTTTTATGCCTGTTTCAGCAAACATACGAGCTATTAACTCTACTCTTTGCATAGCAGACTCTGTTGCTGCTGATATAGCTCCTGACGTTACATGAGATGTTAGCACATCAGGGTTTAATCCTTGCGACATTTTAGATACACCTGACCTTTCTTCTCTAATTCCGTCTAGATATTGCACCATTTGAAAGGCATATGGTTGTATTTGTGGTGTAGGAAGTGGTGTAACAGCGTTAGGAGACCTCATTCTAACGATTCCACCCGGTCTAGACGTTAATAAGTCGTCTAATTCTACTTGTCCTGCTAATACTGCATATCTTGCGTTGTTAGTTAGATACATATTGTCTAAAAGATTACGCATTATTGTAGATTTTATTAATTGTATGTCAGAAACTGTGTCTGCAATACTCATTCCATAAAATTTATGAGGAATTGGTAATGGGCAAATAGTAGAAAACGGAATCATGTCTATTTCTTCGTTATCTAGTATTACATTACCACCTTTTGTAATTTTTCTTAATTCTGCTATGCCGTCTCCGTTATAATCTATATTCATATAACATTCTTCTATCCAAACGGCTCTTGTTGCACCTGTTCCCTCGTCTGAAGGCATACTTTCGTCATCATAACTAAATCTTGCAAGTCTTTCTTCGTCCCATTCTCCTTGAGAAGACGAATATGTAGGTAAATTATCTACAATATTTTTGTCATAACCTTCAGAAATCAAATCAGATACTGTTTTTTTAACTCTATGACACACAAAACTAGCAGATTCTAAATCTACTGCTCGTCTTGATACTAAAAATTCTTCAGGAGGTACGGAAACTACCTTAACTTGTCCATAATTCTTTGTACACTTAACTTTAACGTCATGTTGTACAACAGCAGGGCTAATTAAGTTGCCAAAATCATCTACTTGCTGTTTTTCTATTTGATTTTCTGTGTGTTCTAATACCTCTAGCTCATCATTAGCTAAAATAGACTGATATTCGATATCTGTAAGATTTTCGTAATTTTCTGTTGTTACTTTCTTGTTTTCTTCCCAATAATGTTTGACTATTCCTGTTTTGCTTATCAACGCATCTTTAAAAGCGTCATATAAGACCTTAAAGCCGTTATTTTGCTTGTTAAAGACATAATTAACATAGTCAGTAGCCTGTTTAGCCATTTCTATGTCTTCAGGGCCTTGTGGCTCAAATTCAGCTATATTGTTATGCGTTGTAAATATACGCATAAGACTAGGCATAATGTATTCGATAGTATCTCTTACATCGGTTGTTACTATTTCTGACCTACCATCAATTTCGTTGCCAAAAGGCTCTCCTAAATAGTATTTCATAGCTTCTTCTCGTTGGTGTGAGAGTTCGCTGCTCATATGTCCAGTAGATGATTCTATTTCTGACGATAATTTAGCAATTAATTCGTCTTCGGTCATTTTTTTGTATTTTTTTACCATTATTTTCCTTTAAACTATTGATATATCAGGCCCTAACCTGCCTTTTGTATGCCATTTTGATGTTTCTGTGTCTGCGTGTCTTAGGCTCATAGTTGCATATCTAGTAGCCGACATTAAATCGTCTTTTAATTTTACTAATTTACCATCTTTACGATGATACATACGAAACTCTTGAAACCAATCGTATAGAGTATTAAAAACCTTAAATCTTCCTGTTTCCATTCGATTCAACATTTCCATTAATCCGGGTTCTACCGAGTTTCCTCCCTTATTTTCTCCCAATGCAGGTGGATTTTCAAAGTGAAAAGGCATCATATTGACTCTAGCTTCCCTATATTGCTCTGCTAATGTCTTACCCGAGCCTTTATCATGCTGATATCCGTCATGTGGCCATACTATTGGTATATAATGACTCCCTTCTCTTTCGTTTATATGACTTGCGTGATAGCTAGGTATCTGTTTACTCATGCTATAACAGTCATAGACGTAAACAATATCCTCATCTCTATCCCAAGCCAACCAAGCTACTGCTGTAGGGTGGTCATAACCGAAGTCTAGTCCTGCGATTCTAGCGAAATGCTCTGGTATAGTGAAGGGTTCACAAGCTAGACTCTCCTCTAGGATAGGGAAAACGAGTCCACTACCTATTGTCGGAATCCCTTTAGACCTCATTTCTCTCTCATGTGGAGGTAATGCTGCCAAAATCTGCTCTTTCATATCCTCTGTTAGATGACTAGCGTCTTCCCAACCTGCCGATATTAAAGCCTGTTTAGGTCTTAATTCTGTTGTAAAATTCTGTACTACCTCTGTCATGCCTGATTCAGGGGTAAATGTCATGTAAACCTGCCCTTGTCTGTCTAGGGTACGAGTAATACATTGTGAATAGATATCCTGTGCTGGTTCTTCGTCTAACCAAACCAAATCTATAGACTCCCCCATAAATTTTTCAGCACCCATTTCATAGGCTTTAAAGGCTACTCTTGACCAACCACCCGATGAATGTTTAACCAATACGGAGGAATGTGCGTTTGGTACACCGGGTTTTCTAGTCGTTTCGCCAATTAAGTGTTTTGGTATACTACCTTTACCCCTATCTCTAGGATTATCAGGTTGCCCAAATAACTCGCTTTGGCAGATATCTCTTGTGGTTTCATTGGACGCACCACATACCCAAGCCCGAATGGGCTTTAAAAATTTTTTTCCTTCCCACCAATCAGGGTATAATCCCGTCAAATGTATTGCCATTTCCATAGCACCCACATAACTCTTACCTACCCTATTTGCCGCCATCAGTAATCTTTGATTAGCTTCTGCTCCAGCTTCGTGGAAACTCTTTTGAAATTTATAGGGTTTGTAGTAATTAAGTCTGTTTTCTTCGTGCCGTTTCTTTAGCGTTGTGAGTATTTCTTGTATTTTCTCTTGGCTCATATTTTATGCACAATAATCCACTTCTAAATATAACACTTTTTTTTGTATCATATCAAGTTTTTTATAACAATATTAGTAGATGCTTATGGTCTTATATTTCCCACCATAGCGTGAGGTGAACGAAGGTGTTTGTGTTTATGTATGAGAGGGGGTGTGGGTGTGATTGATATTTAGGAATTGTAATCATGGAATAATTTTTGGTTATTGTTTAATTAATTTTTATTCTGCAAGATTTATATCAGGGTAAAGTGCGTGGCTATAAACTATTCATTCACTACGTATTTAATTCTTACGTGTTAACAATCTAATTATAATTTATTAATGTTTTATAGTTATATCTGTCTAAAGAATAATTAACTAAAGGATTTCTGCGACTTATGAATCTTTATATTTTCATTAGACCACTATAATAAAAACTTGATACGTATTTAAATATTAAATGTTAACACGTTAAATTTAAAACAAAAAAAAAGAGCATTAAATTAATAATGCTCTTTAGTTTTCCGTTATGTATTATTTGTTAAACGGATTAGGTTCTAATGGTTTTTGTGGTTTTGTTGTTTCAACCATTTCAGTAGAGTCTTGATTTTCGTAATCTGTCCCTGCGTGATTACATTCCCATTTAACATTTGTATGTTTTGCGTTTTGATTAGTCACAGAGAATCTGCTTCCACAAGTTTCGCATTTGTATGTTTTTGTTTTACAAATTCTTTTCTTGCTTTCCCAATTCCATTCAGTGAATAACCATTTCTTTCCCTCTTTGATAACGTCTTTAAACATAATATCAAAATCATCGTTAGGTTTAGTGCTAGTAAAATCTTTTCCCGATTTACCACCAACACCATCAAGACCAACGGCTTTCGCAATTCTCTTGAACTCTTTCCCGTGTGAGCTTTTGCAATTATCTGTCGCATGAACTAACTCATGAACAAGAACTTCTAAAAAGTCATAAAAGTTTTTTACTGACCATTTAACTTTTTTCTTTTCTTCATCATGATAGAGAGTATCAATATTTACGTGTATTTGTGTCATTTTTTTATTTTGCTTGTCGCAAGATTTAGTATAACAATTTCCGAGAACTTTTGATTTTCCTCTGCTTGATATATGAGATAAAGAAACATTTATATCAGACGGATTGAAAGTGTCTGTTGATTTATCTAAAAATATTTTAGATATCATTGGAAGAATCTTATCTATTATTTTTTGTCTAATAATATGTTCAGATTCTTTCACTTTAGATTTTGATATTTCTCTTTCTTTGTTGTTTTCTATATTATGATATTTTCTAACGTATTTAGTAATTAAAATATCATCTTTTCTATGTTGAGGATAATCTTTATTAATATAAAATTTATCCCCGAACTGTCCGAAGAATTTAGCAAGATTATATTTGCCGTCTTCTTCTAAATGTGCAAGAAAATCATTCACAAGATTCATATCAATTCTCTTATTGAGAAATTTTTTGAACTTGTCATTTTCTCCTGCGATTGATTGAATTATGTTTAACCCTTTAACTCTCGGCTTGTTAGACGGATTATTAAAAGGAGCATAATTTTTATAATCGCTTTTTCTTTCTGTTTTTTTTCTTTCTGCTATTTTCATTTTGTTTCTTCCTGTTTCACGTGAAACATTTATTAATTAGATAAAATCACTTTATCTATACTAGTATAGTATCAAACTTTAAACAGATTTAAAAGCTTTATGTTAACTATTTTTATTTGAATACGGGTTTATACTATATATATATAGTATTAAATAATTTAAATATTGAAATTAAATTAAATAATGCTTGACTTTTGTAGAACGTCAAAAATGAGCCGATAAGGAGCTTACAGAAGATTGAAACCTTTAAGGTATAATCATACACGGGCTATTGTAAAACGTCCATTTTGAGCATGATTTCGAGCCACGTAAAATCAATGACTTACAGAGGATTTTTATTTAGTAATATTTTAGAAAGTCAAACTTTATTTTATTTATATTTTACGTTTTACTGTTTACTATTATTTTAATCTATGCCGTGTTTAAAATTGAAATGTTAACACTAAAAATTTAATCACATGAGCAAGAACAATATCAAGAGCAAGTAATGTATTTAAAAATTTTATGTTAACACTAAAAAAATAAATCATTATTATTATAAAATAAAAGTTTAAATTCTTACTAATTAATTGTAGAATTATATTAATGATTGAGTGATTTAATCATGCTAATTAAATAAAAGGTAAATATATGAATATTGACAATTTAAAAGTATCAGAAAGAGGAAGCAATTATTTTGTATTATCAGATAATAAATGTTCACGTCTTTATAGCTACAATTCATTAATAGCTATTAAATTCTATGACGGCAAGACTTTTCTTGATAATAAAACATGGGATTACTCTTTGACAACAGGAAAGCATAGAAATGCTTTTCTAGGAGAAGATAAAAAAATCACATCTTACAAAATCAAAGAGGGTATATATCAACTTAAAGACTTGAATTAAAAATTAAGTGTTAACAAATAAAAAATAAAGGAATGATTTAACGGGCATGGAAGCCTAAGAGGGATAAACATGAAAGTAGAAGAAAAAATAGAAAAGAACATAGAAAAAACATTGAGAAAATTAGGTCGAGCAGTGACTAGTCTTGATTGCTTAGAAGCTTATTCGGATTTACAAAGATTTTGCACTCATTACGAATTACAGAAAAAAAGCGAGAAAGAAAATGAATAAATTAAAATTAACAAAAAGAGATTATCACGGAAGAAACGTAAAACAACGTATTCAAAAAATTATTGATGATACGAGGGAATGTAGAAAAAAAATAAAGACGGATATAAAACTACCCGAAACTTTATCATGGAATGAAGCAAAACGTCTATACAATGAATTTGATAACGCAAAAGTTTATATCAATGATATATACCAAGTTTTATATTACGATGAAAAAATGGTCGATAATATGGGTTGTTCATCAGAAACTTTTAAAGAACAAATTAGATATTTGAGTATCAAACGACACGATAAAGAAGCCGTTAAAGATTGGAGAGATTTCCAAGACATAAAAAACCAATTATGTGGAGAAGATTCGGAAGCCGTTGAATTATTCCCGAGTGAAACTAGGTTAGTAGATACGGCCAACCAATATCATTTATGGGTATTCCCTAAAGGTTATATCCTTCCGTTTGGAATGATAGCAAGAGCAGTAATAGAAGATGAGCTTGACGGAGAGGGAGAAACAGCAAAACAGAGAGCAAGAATTGATTAACTGAAAAAATCGGCTCTTTGACAGCTTCATAATGCCTTTAAAATATATTTTGATGATGTATTACTCATAGAGATTATTTTAAGGGCAAAATCAAGGGCAAAATATCTATAAAAATCAATAACTTGCAATGGAACAGTTATTGGTTTTAACTTGAATGTTAACACGTAAAAAATAAATCATATTTTTTTTATTTTTTTTGTTGACAAAAACAACAAGTATTGATATTATTTAAACATAGACATGATTAGAGAGTTTGACTCGCAAGGTTGAACTGTCATTCAAGTCAAAAATTGGACTTTAATGGTGTGGATTGATTTTGTACAGAGTTAATCTAAGGATTTAAATGAGAAAATAGAATAGCTTGAATGGATAATTAACAATTTGCACATCGATGTGGAACATTGTTAAAAATTGAAAGAGTCTTAGGGTTTACATGTGCGAATATCTATTGCTCTCCACATCGTAGCCTGATTAAAAACAGCTAGAAAGCACGTTCACCTGATTTATTAATTAATAGACGTGAAGAAATTAAACAGCTAAATAGCTGTTTTTAATTGTTTAAAATAAATATGTTAACACAATAAAAATAAATCATTTTTCTGATTCTTTCATCTCATTTATTTTCTCGGGACAACCTGTCCCATACTTTGCTTTTATTCTTGCTATCTCTTGTTTTATCGCCATAAGCCATATGCAATCAGCAAGAGTACATAAATTGGTGTTGTTTACGTTGTCCAAATAATGACTATGAAGCAATCTAAGACCTTTTATGCCTATCTTAGTACACTTCTTTTGTATTTCATTGGCTCTAATCTCGGTATCAGAGTAATTGTTTCCCTCTGATACCTCTTTTTCTGAAGCCATAGTCATTATATCTCTGTCTGTATGTAGTTTCATTCTACGGCTTCTAAATGTTCTTCTTCCATAAAGACTACTATTTGATAGTTTCTTTTTGGCGACATTTTTTGTAAAGCATTTTTTAAGTCTATTACTTTGTCTTCATCTTCCCACGTTTCAGACGCATGAGTGTACATACTGTTTTTACTGTACTCTGATGTATAGACGATGCCATATCTTAATGTTCTCTTTGGTTCTGCTTCTTGTTTTTTAAATATTTCCATAAGTTTCTCCTTGTTTCGATTAATATAAATTAGTATAGCATTGTTATAGTATAACATCAAACTTTTTATATCTTTATTTTTGTTGTGTTAACACAAAAAAAAGCCACTTCCATGTGGCTCGTCTTTGAGGAAAATTAATTCTCGGTAGTATCAGAAACTTCTTCTATTTCTCCTCCATGACAATCTTCTTCTTCTACGTGTGGATTTTGTTCTAAATCTTCTTCAAATTTTGCTTCTGCTTCTTCTAAAGAATCGGCTTGGCAATATCTGTACTCGTAAATGACATTAGATATTTTGGCACAATACTCATTTTTGCCATCTGACATACTTTTCTTATGTTTTAAGTCTTTTAGTGTGTGCATTTTTTCTCTTATATCTTTCTCTACGTTTTCTATTCCTATTTCTATATTGTTTTCTGCTTTGTTTTCCATTTTTTTACTCCTACGTTATTCATGTTTAAATAATATCAAAATTCAAAATAATTGCAACTTATTTTAAGAGTTATATATTTGTGTTAACACAATAATTTTAAATACTAATGTTTTGTTCTAGTGTTATTCTTTACTACAATTTTTTTCTTTTTCTCTATATCTAAAACTTCTCTTTCAACTTCTATCCACTCGCTAACGATATCTTTCATAAGATGTTCTAGAAGAATAAAACTTTCTTCTTGCGAGAATTTACGTTTTCTACCTGACATCAATATGCAATGGTGTATGCTCTCTAGCACGACATTCATCATACAATCTACGACAATTTTACCCGATTCTTCTGTTTTATTATATTTTTCCCAACCATTGTTTTCAAAAAAATAAATCATAGTGCTTGTCACTTCTTCAATTATTTCGTCTTTTGTATATTTTTTCATTATATTTCCTGTTATTTATTTGTTTAAATTTGCAAGTACCATGCTAAAAGCTCATCAATATCATTCCCGTCTTGGTCATAACCTCTACCATAATGGTTCATTCCTCTGAATTTGCACTCAGTACGACAGGCACGACATTTGCCTTTTGGTTTAGGTAAGCCACACATAGCCAATGCGTAATCACAAGAGGGTTCGATATCAAGTCCTTTCTTTTTTGCTTTTTTAAAACATGATATGAATTTATGATACATATCAAAATCTTTAGCTTGTTCTAAACATCTCTTGTAATATTTTTTATTCCTAGATTTTCTCCAATCTTTTAAATAATTATTAGTCATAATTAAATATTAGTCAATATTGTTGTTATTGTCAATGGCAGTTAAGCATTTATTATTTTTGTGTTAACTTCTATTTTCTAAAGACTTTAGTTTTTCTTCTAATTGTTTAGTATAATTTTTTTTATCCTGATTATACCTTTTCTGATATTCAAGTCTTGCGTCCCTGTTTTTTAAATATCTTTCTTTTTGCTTAGATAATCTTATTTCTCTTTCTTCTTTGGCTTCTGTTTTTCTTTTTAGCTTACCTTTTTCTAATAATTCTTTTTTTTGTTCCTGAGAGAGATTTTCGTATCTGTTTTTTTGTCTTTCTTTTATTTTTTCAGCATTTTTTTTATAGTATTCTGTCCAATAGGTCATGTTTAATTCTCCATGTGTTAACATTAATATCTAGAATGGTAAATCATCGTCCCCATTCTTTACTCTTTGATACTCATTGTCTTCTTTGTTTTCTTGTTTTGGCTTGTTTTCTTTAGAGAATACTTTTCTTTTCTCTTTTTTGTACGTCACAAATCTCTTGCCGTCTTTTTCGTTTAACCAAATAGATATGGATTGTGGCTCTGCGTCTTGGCTAGACAAAAAATTATTGTTTTGAAACAAGGGAAAAGCTTTGCCCTCGTTCATATACAAATCTTTTGCTTTATCAAACAATTCTTCCATTTCTTTTTGGTATTTATCGTTAATAAATAGATTTTCAAATATTGGTTTATCCGTCATTTTTTGCTCTCCTGTATTATGTTTAATATTTTTTCTGCCATGTATTGTCTTGTTTCTTTTCGTAATAATTCTTCTTTTGTTCCTAAAGGGAATTTTTTAGAATTTTTAATCTGTTCTAAACAATACCCCTCTATCTTATTTAATACCCATAAATTTAATTGACTCATGTTTACTCCGTAATTATTCCCGATTCTCTAATCTCATGCTCTATTTCATTGTATAAAGAGTTCCCTCTGTAAGTATTTTCCATGACCTTAGATTCCTCGTTTCTTTTATAAAAAGATTCTTCTAACTCTCTATCTATTCTGACTAAATTATCTACTACTGCTCTATAAACTATTTCAGACAATTCAACGATTTTTTGTTCTTTCATTTCTGCGTAAAATTCTCTCATCATCTTTTCTTCTTCTTCCCGTGTAGCTGGTTTTTTTTGTGTTAACACATCTTTTTTAAATATGTTGTCGTAATTAGTGTTAAACTTCTCTTTGTTGAATTTTCTCACTCTGTCGCCTTTACTCATTAGCTTTCCCTGTTGTTAATTCTATTCTATAATTATTCCCATTTTCTTCATCTTCAACATAAACATAGCCTATGCTTATGCCATGTTTTTTTACTAACTCGTTTATTTCTGATAACAAT